CCACAACCAACAGACCAACAACAACCACCTCGACCACACCGGTGCCGACGACCACAACCAACAGACCAACAACAACCACCTCGACCACACCGGTGCCGACGGCATCACCCACCTTTTACAAATCAATGTCAAACTGGTACCCGCTCGGTAACGAGATGATACGAACGGATACACGGTCCTTAACCGATTGTAAGAATGAGTGTTACAACGATCCGGATTGCAAAGGGTTGCAGTATTGGCCCGAGGGCGTGTCAGATGCGACACTTAGAGGAACATGTCGACAGCTCACGTTCTCGGGAAACCCCAACTGGAGGCACACCACATCAGGTAGCACGACGTACCTGAAACCGGGAAACAACATGACTCTAGTTGCACCAACCAAAGCATCGAATTCGGGTTCAACAACAAAAATGTCGATTTCCCCAGCAAATGATTTGAAATGGAGTCTGGGAACGAACGGCCATTATACCGTAACGGCAATTCAAATCCTCGATGGAATCACAAAAGCTAAAATTGCAAACTTTACTGATGTTAACAGAAAAGAATACACGCACACCGGTTTGCAGTATGGGAGGATATACAGATATATAATTCGGAAAGTGTTTACAACAGGTGACAATATCGATAGCGATACATTCATTGTAAGAACGTTAGAGGCACCACACAAAGCATCGAACAAGACATCGGGTCCTTCGCAATCAAAAACAGTTGAGTCGATTCCCCCAGCAAATGAATTGAACTGGGCTCTGAACGATGACGGTGGATATACAGTTCGGGAAATTCAAATCCTCAATGGAACCACAAAAGCTAAAATTAAAACCAAGGGTGCGTCAGAAACTTCACACAAGCACACCGGTTTGCAGTCTGGGAAGATATACAGATATATAATTCGGAAAGTGCTTACAACAGGTGACAATATCGATAGCGATACATTCAGTGTAAAAACGTTAAAGGCACCACACAAAGCATCGAACAAGACATCGGGTCCTTCGCCAACAAAAACAGTTGAGTCGAATCCCCCAGCAAATGAATTGAACTGGGCTCTAAACGATGACGGTGGATATACAGTTCGGGAAATTCAAATCCTCGATGGAACCACAAAAGCTAAAATTGCATACTTTACTGATGACAGAACTAAATACACGCACACCGGTTTGCACTATGGGAGGACATACACATATATAATTCGGAAAGTGCTTACAACAGGTGACAATATCGATAGCGATACATTCAGTGTAGAAACGTTAAAGGCACCACGCAAAGCATCGAACAAGACATCGGGTCCTTCGCCAACAAAAACAGTTGAGTCGATTCCCCCAGCAAATGAATTGAACTGGGCTCCGAACGATGACGGTGGATATACAGTTGCGGAGATTCTAATCCTCGATGGAACCACAGAATACATCATTGCAAACCTTACTGATGTTACCAGAACTACATACACGCACATCGAGTTGCAGTATGGGAGGACATACAGATATATAATTCGGAAAGTGTTTACGACAAAACACCATGTAGATAGCGTTGCATTTAATGTAACAACGTTAGATGCACCACACAAAGCATCGAACAAAGCGGGTTCTTCGCGTTCAAAAACAATCGAGTCGATTCCCCCAGCAAATGAATTGAACTGGGCTCTGAACGATGACGGTGGATATACAGTTCGGGAAATTCAAATCAGACAAATCAATGGAACCACTAACGCTCTAATTGAAACCAAGGGTGCGTCAGAAACTAAATACACGCACAGTGATTTGGAACAAGGGAGGACATACACATATATAATTCGGAAATTGTTTGAGATAGGTCATTTAGATAGCGAACCAATTATCCTAACAACATTTGTAGCACCAAGGGCACCATCTGGCTTTTATGCATCAAACTCAAACTGGTATCCTTCCAATCGCGAAGAGATACGAATGGGTACACAGTCCTTAACCGATTGTAAGAATGAGTGTTTTCGCGATTCGAATTGCAAAGGGTTGCAGCATTGGCCCGAGCATACGTCAGTTGCGACACTTAGAGGGAAATGTCGGCAGATCACGTTCTCGGGAAACCCCAACTGGAGGTACACCACATCAGGTGGCACGACGTACCTGAAACCGGAGAACGACATGACTATACTTGCACCAACCCAAGCATCGAATTCGGGTTCAGAAACAAAAATGTCGATTCCCCAAGAAAATGATTTGAAATGGAGTCTGGGAACGAACGGCCATCATACAGTAACGGCAATTCAAATCTTCGATGTAGATACAAACGCTGAAATTGCAAACTTTACTGATGTTAACAGAACTACATACACGCACGGACCTCTGGTCTCCGATACGATCTACAGATATAAAATTCGGAAAAGGTTTACGTCAGGTACATATGTAGATAGCGCTACATTTAATGTAAAAACGTTAGTTGCACCAAGGAAAGCATCGGATGCAGGTTCAACAACAATGAAATCGATTTCCCCAGCAAATGAATTATATTGGGTTCCAAACACGAACGGCGCATATATATTATTGGAATATCAAATCATAAATGAAAATACAAACGTTGTAATTGCAACCAAGGGTGCGTCAGAAACTTCATACACGCACAGCGGTCTGAGCTACGGGAGGACATACACATATATAATTCGGAAAAGGTTTGCGACAGGTCATTTAGATAGCGATCCAATTATCATACCAACATTCGACTCTCCCTACGATACTGGATATGAAACATTGTGTGGTCAACCCCATAATCGATATCAAAAGAACGATTCCATATGTTCTGATTGTACGTGGTCGAATTGGGGCAATATGGAAGGCTTGGCAGAAAAATCAAGTAACAAGGGAGGCTTTGTGTGTAAAGCCTCCAACCCTAATCCCTTGGCCCTGACAAAAACAATTTGTTACGAGAATAACGATTGTCGGCATCTTGGATTGTATTCTCGTGTGTGTGAGCGTTTCGAACTCAACGCATATGGTTTTTGCGGTCCATACTGATCTATTTGATTCGTTGATGCAAAGCAGAACGAGCATCTATTTTATTCCATTGTCGGGACCTTAACGGTTTCCGACCCGAACCCGTATAGCATCCTTCGCTACACGGCTTAATATCCAAACTTTACACTGTTTTTTTTTTCACTTAAACAACTCTTGGTACAATCGTAACAATTCGAGCATAACCAATGGCTACGATCGAGTCGTGTTATTCGAAGGCCGTTCGAGAACTGAACATTGAAACCATTCACTCGCACCAGCATGAAGGTGCGCGATGGATGTTCCACAGAGAGCTTACCGACGATGTTTTGGACGATACACCCATGCCTCGAGGTGGTGTGGTGGCCGACGAGGTGGGGCTTGGAAAGACCATTCTATCCATCTGTACAATCGTTGGTAACGAAAAACCAAACACGTTAATCATTCTGCCAAAGAGTTTGGTGATGCAATGGAAAGAGCAAATCGAGCGATTTGCGCCCACTGTTCAGGTGCACATCCTCTTCAAGGCAACCGACAAGGTTATGTGGGGGAAGACGTCAACACCCGTCGTTCATTTGATGTCGTACAGTTTGTTGAACAGAAAGAACAGCGTCATCGGCACCTCCGAAGTTCACAACTTTAAATGGGACAGAATCGTCATCGATGAGGCGCATATGCTTCGCAATCGAAAATCGAAGTTGTTCGAGGCGAGTATGATGCTTCGAACAGACATTCGATGGGCGTTGACGGCAACCCCGGTGATGAACCGAATGACTGACTTCGTAAACCTTATGGAATGGATCGGCGTTTCCAAGGGCTTGTGTCAGCGCGAAAAGGACAAGGTGTGTTCACTCTTTCTCCTCCGACGAACAAAGGATGATATTGCGATGGAATCTCCCGAATGCAACGTGGAGGTCAAATATGTCCCTTTTTCGTCGACTCAAGAAGCACATCTGTATTGCAAAATCTTTCATCGAGAGCAGACTCGGATACAACGCAATACGGGCAGTACGGTGCCCAACATGTTAGAACATCTTCTTCGGGTTCGACAGCTTTGTATACACCCGCAATTGTACTATGACGGTGTGTCTGCAAAAACACAATCGGTCGCAGAGGACTGGACGTTTCCTGTCACCAAAGTACGCGAGCTCATGGCCAACCTGAAGCGGATCCCGAGGGATGATAAGGCGATAATATTTTGTCAGTTTGTCAAGGAGATGGACTTTTATGCACGTAATTTGGCAGACGCCGGATTCAACTATTGTCGAATCGACGGCACGATGAGCATATCTGAACGACAGAGGAATGTTGACACATTCACAGTGGACGCCGCCTCGAAGGTCTTTCTGATTCAGATCAACACGGGTGGGCAAGGCATCAATTTGCAAATGGCAAACCACGTGTTCATCATGGCTCCCAACTGGAACCCTGCGATTGAGTATCAAGCCATTGGGCGGGCATACCGAACGGGTCAAACCAAACCAGTGCATGTCGTCCGCTTCTGTATTACGTCGGGTGATCCTGCAAATCCCTTCGTTGAGGAAAACATCATCGAGTTGCAAGAGAAGAAGAAACGAATCATTTCCTCCATCCTTCGCGACGATCGAATTCAACATGACGGTGTTCGTCACAATATGGACATGTCCATCGGGTTGACAAAGGAAGACATCTACAAAATATTCAACATTCACAAAGAAAGATCGTGATCAGACAATCCGAAGAGTTCCAAACTCGATTGGGTACCACCCAGGTTGGACTTCACTTGAACGAAACATGAACAGATTCGACCCGTCACGTATTAAATCACCCTCCGATCCAACATGACATGGGTCGAATTCGGTGTTACTCAAACTGAGGACGCGATTGATGCTCACTCGCTGTTGTTCAAAGTCCCCTCCGAGTAACGGGCGTTCGGTGGTCGTGTTTGAGATGTACAACTGATTCGGTCGACTGTTGTGTAGTCCAGCTCCATTCCCGAGATAAACGTTCGACTGGTCGTTTCTACGATTCGCCGTGTCGATTTTGGGTGCTTTGACGGGAAACCGCATGTCGATTTCGTAAAGTCCGCAAGAGGTCAACTCCGTCACCATATCGCCGCGGGACACGACCGACGGCGCGATACCCAACGCGAGGCACTCCGACCGCAATCGAGCGGACGGTACACTTGACACAGGGGTGACCATAATTAATACTTACTAAAGAAAGTAATTCTTAAACACTTTTGATGAAACACCAATCTTTGATTTCGCAGATATCCTTCCAAATCTGATCTTGTTGGTACAGTTTTTCTCTACTTTTGAGCAACGGAAAAAGGTGAATGTGTTCTTCTGCGCCAAGCAGCTGACAAAACTTGTACAAAACGTAGTTGTAGCTGAAAAAATTTTTTCGAGACTTTGGGCACACTCTCTCGAACGGTTCCTGGATGTCGATGAACATACTGATGATCTTGTCGTAAAGTTCGTTCGAAACTGTGGGTGGCGGTCTTCCGCTCAAAAGGTTGGTGATTTGTCGCGTGTGTTCGTAATATTTGTTCAACGCGCATTTTTTCAGAAACCGTTTCACTTTTTCTTGTGTGATCCCACTGGAGGTTGTGATGCGCTCTTTTTTGAATTCGGCTCGCACGATATTCAAGACATCATCGGGAATGTCGGAGGACTCTTTCGCTTGCAACTGCGAGAGAAGCTCTCGCAAGTGATTGATTCGTTTGTACGAGAAGTGAACGCTTGTGTCTGTGTTGACCTCTTGTTCATAGGTCAATCCGGTCGCACTGGGTTCGAAATACGTTTCCTGAAACCCACAACACTCACAGACTACATATGATTCGTTTGACGCGAGCTTCAAGTCACCTTGACACTCGGTGCAAATCATCTTATTCGTCTTCTTCTCAGAAAAAAGCGGTACATTGTTCTCAATTTGCATATACTTTGCATACAACTTACCTCGCTCATTGTGCATTCTCTGCTCGACGAACGTGTTCATGTCGTCGACGTCCTTGGTGTCCGAAGCTGCAAATTCACTCGTTCGTTGGTTATCGTACTCTCGGAAGACAGTAGATGTTCTCAACAGATAAGAGTGTGTGTCGTCTTGTACAATGGTGTCGAGTTGACGTTGAAGCTCGAACAGTTCTTGATCCATGTCGAGCACTTCGAAAACATTCGAAGTGGATTGTTTGCGCGTCTCCAATGCACATATTTGAGCGCATATTTGTTCGATTGCAGTTATATTTTTGGTAATGGACTCTAACTTTCTCTGGTGTTCCTCAACAATTGACATTTAAACCAAAAACAAACCATACCTTTAAAGTTTAAAGTTTGTGAATGTCTAAACAGGAATCATGTCGAGCTTCCATACGTTGCTCGTCAACGCCTACATTGGATTTATTCGGGTGAAACACTTCGCGCGCAGTTTTACATTGTCCATTTATAAGAAGTTGATTGGGACACCCTACCAACCGATGATCGTGTACAAGGTGATGAAGTACGCGTTCGAAGGAGACACCGAGTTTGACGTTACGAACAAATTTCTCGGTGGGGAAGTGCTGACCGTTGCGGGGGGCGAAATACTCGAGTTCCGTCTCGAGTGGTTGGGATGCAAATATCGTTTCGTTTCAGCGAAACCCAACGTTTATCCGTCGGTATCGCATTGTATGAAAGCGCCCCGCACGGACCAATTGATTGTCAAGGCCGTGCTTATCAACGTATCTGAAGGAGTGTTCGAGGACGTTTTGAAACGGGTCAACAAGTTCAACGGACCTTGTTATGATCGGTTTGGTGAAACAATCAAGGTGAACCAAATGTTTGCTCACGACGACCTCGATGCGGACTCGAAGTTGATGGTGATCACACGCACCGGGGACATGTTTGCGTTTGAACCGACGGATGTGTTTGACTTAAAAAAATAATTCGCTCATTAAGATACATGGCGTTTCGAATTTACAGCAAAGATAACTGTCGGCGGTGTGTAGAGCTCGTTGCGCTTTGTGACCAAATGAATATCAAATATGTGGTGAAAAAGGTAAAAAGTAAGGCTGACGTTGCAACGGAAAATCCGAACTTCGAAGACGAGCTTCTCGAGATTGAAATGTTTCCCATGGTCTTCTCCTCTGACAGGTTGTACGACTTTGAAACCTTCGTGACGACGTTCGGAGAACCGCTGTTACTCCCCAACGAGAATCGGCACGTCTTGTTCCCAATCAAGTATCCCGACATTTGGCGGATGTACGAGAAGGCGGTCACGAGCTTTTGGACGACGAATGAGATTGACTTCTCGACCGATCAAAGAGACTTTGACGAGGCGATGACTAACGACGAGCGATATTTTGTGAAACGGATACTGGCCTTCTTCGCTGCATCGGACGGCATCGTGAACGAAAACCTTGCCGTGAACTTCAGCAACGAAATTCAGATCCCAGAGGCCCGAGCCTTTTACAGTTATCAGCAATTCAACGAAACGATCCATAGTCACACCTACAGTCTTATGATTGACACCTATGTGCATGACCTGACCGAAAAGGCTCGTCTGTTTGACGGTATCCACACGATTCCGAGCATCACCAAGAAGGCTTCATGGGCATCAAAATGGATCGACAAAACGAACTGCCCGTGTTTCGCCAAGCGGTTGGTGGCGTTCGCTTGTGTCGAAGGTGTCATGTTCTCCGGTTCGTTTTGCGCAATTTACTGGTTGAAAAAACGTGGTCTGATGCACGGACTTTCATTCTCGAACGAACTCATTTCCAGGGACGAAGGTACCCACCAAGAGTTTGCAGTTCTGATGTACTCATATTTGAAACATAAGTTAACCAAAGATGAGGTGCATGCGATCGTGTCGGAAGCCGTGACCCACGAGATGGAGTTCATCACCGAATCGATTCCGTGTCGATTGATTGGAATGAACGACGTGCTTATGAAGCAGTATATCGAATACGTCGCAGACAGACTGCTACTGCAACTGGGCTACGACGCGATGTACGCCTCGACCAATCCATTCGACTTTATGGAGAATCTCAGCTTGACGGGTAAGACTAATTTTTTTGAGCGTCGAGTCGGTGAATACGCCCGCACGAATCCTCTTGACATGGATTGGTCGTTTTCATTAGACGTCGACTTTTAGCAAACGTTTCATTCCGAAAAAAAGTTTGTATCGTATTTCAATGAGTCTTCCGTCGTCTATCGAGTTACCAAATTTCGATAAATTTCATAAGCGCCGTTTTTTCACCGCCAATCTACTTGGGTTGATCATCATAACATCCATTATTGCTTGTTTGGTACAGCGGTTCTATCAAAAACGAATATCTAAAATCAATTAAAGGNGTTCATGTTATAGTATTTATATGAGTTCTGTCAGCACCTTCATCAGCATGTTCGATCATTTTCTTGTCGATTTGGAGACGACGTTCCCCGAGCATAAAAAGTTCAAATCGTATCGTATGAAGTTCGATTTGTTGAAGGACACGAATCCCAGGCTTGTGATGAGCACGTTTTTGGACCACGTTCAACCCCTCTCGGCGTATATTCAACAGAAGGACGAAAGTATCATCGAAAACGAGTCGGTGCAATTTTTGGTCGATTTAGACATCAAATCGCTTTGGATTTCCGATGAGATGACCCCGAATATTAAAGACGCCGTTTGGGCACATCTTGCGACGCTTTTGTTTTTTGGAAGTACCATTTCGGGCATTCCAGACAACGTGATGCAGAACATCGAATCCTTGGCGCAACAGTACGCGGGTGAAATGGATGGAGATGGCGCAGGGTTCAATCCCGCCCTCATGATGCAAAGCATGTCGCATATGCAGGACATGATGATGAACATGACAAAAAAATAGATATTGTTAGAGTATGATCGTGCTGGCTTGGGTTGTTTTTATCGTGTGTTTGATATACATCAGATACTGTTCTGATGTGCAGGTCGCGATCAAATACGACAACCATACCTATTACGTAAACAACAACCAAAGCGACGACTCCAAACTCAAAAAGGCTAAGATTCTTCACGAAATTCGTTCCAAAATGAACGGATTGCTGGAAGAATTGAAAAAACCAAAGTATGAATCCGAACAGCCCATTCAAATATTGTTGAAGAAGAATCACCGTCGAACCATCCAACTCGACGAGCTTCCCAATGCCTTATCGTTGAGAAGGACATTCGCATTCAACGTCAACAAAGGGGAACGAATTTCAATATGCTTAACGAAAGAGAATACAATCAATGATTTATTTTTCGTCGTTATGCATGAGGTCGCACATAGCATGACAACGGAGTATGCACACAATCATAATTTTTGGATGAATTTCAAACGACTCATCGAGGTGTCCATTGAAATTGGATTGTACGAAAATCGTCATTATTCCAACTCGCCGGAGAAGTTTTGTAATTTTGCAATCAATCACAATCCTTATTATGACGACCCAGTCATTTATTGAAACTTTTTTGTACAATAACAACATATGCAAGACGACGTGTCCTGTTTCGATGACATCGGGGTTTTGTTTCGAGACGGTTCTCTGTTCGACGTCGGGTTCTTCTGCGACATGGATCTAAAATCGTCTCGGTTTTGGAACCGCTTATCTCGCTTTACGATCGTATACTTGTTTTTGATTGGTGTGTTGAAACAAGACTCCGTGCTCATGGCGACTGGGTTTTTTTCATTGAGCGTCGTGTATGTTGTCAATTGTCTTAGACGTTCGACGACAGAGAAAATGAAAGCGATCGACACCAGTGACGTTCACCCCCCAGTCAAAACGACATGTTATGCTGTAAGCGAGCAAAATCCGTTCGGAAACCCGTCCGTTGGATTCAAGAACGAAATTCCCACGTGCAAAAACCAACAAGAGGCTATCGACAAGTACTTTTTCAAAGATCTGCCTGTTAGCCCATTAGACCCCTTTCGGCGCCAGTCGCAGCCTCGCCAGTTTTACACCGTCCCCAATACGACAGACGTGAACGCGCAGACGGAATTCGCACAATGGTTGTACAATTAATTTCTAATTAATCTATATTATGAACATCCAAACGAGGCTCTTCTATGATAAAGACGTCGCTTGCAACCGGGACGATACGAGCTCAGCCGCTTTAAAATGGTACACCGCCGACACTCAACAGAATCGCGCTCTGGAACACAATCACGCGAACGACATTCATGTTAGCACAGATCTGTCTCGCGGGAAAACCACCCGCAATACTGACAAGGATGGTATGAACACGGAACTATACGGGACGGCGCCATACATGTACTTACGCTCTGGCGACAACAGTCAAGTCGACGTCGAGAGTCAACTTTTGCACAAGCAGATGGATGGTATGAACAACTGTGACCGCAAGCCGCTGTATACGGAAACCTACTTTGACCAGAACTCACCTCTAGTCGTGGAAACTCAACGCGGTGGAGCGAGCTCGAGAAACGAACGGATCGCTTACGGATCAATGCAAAAAAAATAACCTCATCTAAATATATATGTTGCGAACCGAACAAAGCGAACGTGTACACGACTATGTCTTGAACAAGAGTCACATACATCAATACGGCTCGGGTGTATGCAATGACCCGCCTACCGGTCTCAACTGTAAAACCACCTTCGAGCAGTCGAACGTGATCGATGTGGATACCTTTCTTCGGAACAGCGCGCAATCGTTCGCGGTTACACCGAAGTCTTCTCAACACGCGTCGAACATTTCGACCGCCGTTGCGGCAACGGCGTCTCCCGTCGTGATTCCAGAGTGGAATCTTCGAGAGTCTAAGTCGGTCAAGACGATTTCCAAAGTCGAGAATGGTCGGTGGAACGAACCGACACCGGAGTCGGTTCGCATCCCCGCGCTGATGAACGTGAACCAAATTTTAGGAATAGACACGAGACAGTTTGTCAAATACGGTGCGAATCTTTAGCGATTGAAAAAATAAATTGTATATAATAATGGAGTACCTTTTACTTGGAGGCCTCGCATACGCAGGTCAGCAGTACGCTAAACAGACGAGCACGCTTCCAAAGGATGCAACACTGCATCAAGATCCGCGACGGAACGATACTAACAGTTCACGGTTTGTTCCGAATTCCACTCCAAACTCCACTCCATTGACCGTGGCAGATACCTACACTGCATTCGCAAATAGAATGAACAGGCACATGGATGATGAGAACACGGTAAACGTAGATGAGCCGCTCACGAATCACAACATGCCGTTTTTCAAAAGCGAACGTAGTCAAAACACGAACGACGCTCTAAAGGATCGTCGGTTGTCCACATTCACCGGTGTAAACACGATGGATTTTCAACATAAAAAAGAAGTCGAGGCGCCCAAGCCGACGCGTGACCTAACGAATGTGAACGGCAGTCTAGCGCAGGTGGACCAAGAACGCTACTTGCCGTTGGCGACTGTGAAAAACAATGTCCTGCCGTTCGAACAAGTCAAAGTAGGACCTGGACTGGGATTGAAAGCGGACGAGGTGGCCACAGGTGGCTTTCATCAGAACGTTCGAGTTCTACCTGGAAATGTCAACGGATATCGCAAACACAACTATAAAGGTCGTACACTTGCCGGAAAATCCGCAGTCGATCAGTTGGAGCAGACTATCGACGTCGACGTGACCAAACGGACTCCGTTGACAGAGACCTACCGAGGGCTGGGTGCTCGACAGTCGACAGTACAAGGTACCCGTTCTCGCGCTTCGGAGATCTTTCGTAATACGTGTCGAGGCAATGACCTGAACATCCATTCGAATACGGCTGGTGTCAATGCAACGTACGTTGCTGAAAACCCGACTCGAGACCGGAGTAGCCTGACCACGACCAATTATGTCGGGAATCCACAGTCGGAGCGCATCGGACAACCGACTGCGACGACGCATCTGCTACACTCGACGGAGAGGGGAAATTGCAACACACATCTGCTAAACGCCAATGGCGCGGGCTCTAGGCATGGAACCTATTCGTCGGTCTCTAACTTCGACGCCGCGACTCAGCGCGAAATGATGACCGACGGTCCAACGAACACCGTGGCCGTGCCGGTTAACGCACCTTCCACGGTTCGTGCGGGGTACGACGCAAAACCCACTCAGAAATTGTTGGCAGGCGATTACGTCGGCGGCGCTAGTCGCACGATGGGTAGCTACGTCGAAAAGGCGGACGCAAAGCCCACTCTGCGAGGTACACACAATGGCGATGTATTGGCAGGCCCATCGATGGCGAGGGTGTCGGCCAACGCTTCGTACGATTACGCCTACGATGGGAGCAGACAAGTGACAATGCGCGAGGACACACTCGTGTCGGATTACATGCCAAACTTTAACGGTCTAAACCAACCATTGGACCCAAGCACGACACAGAGCCAGTACAAGGTCGAACATCGCGAGAACAAGAACCTCTACTCGTCGACCGTCGCCCACGGACTGAATATCCCGTCGGATGTCGGTTTACAGTCTACGAGGCGTTCTGACGGGGCGAACCGTCGTGATTTTGGTTTCACCCCCTCGATTTTGGCCACCAACGACCTGGCGATTGACATAACAAAACAATTCGATCGATCATGAATTTAACAATATCGTTCGTTTAGAAATGCATGAACGAGGTGACGCGACGTGTGGTGCTCGAGCTTCTACACGATCGAGGCTATACCCGCATCGAATCGAATGGTGACGATTTAGAAGCGGTCGATCCATCGACAAACAAACAAATATTGGTTTATTATGTTTCAGACCCAAAAGTAAATGTGAAAAGTATAAAGTTGATTAAGACGCATCTCGATCAGATTGACGTCACGCAGATCACTTGCTTGATTGTTATTTACAAGTACGCAATCACAACCTTCGCCAAGCAGTTCATATCTTCTGATGTTAAAAATTTGTTCGTTCAGATTTTCAGTGAAAAGGAACTTTCGTTTAACATCACAAAACATGACTTTGTCCCGAAGCATACACTGCTTTCGGTAATCGAAAAAAAAACAGTCTTGAAGGAATACAACACGAAATCGTGTCATTTCCCCCATATTCTGTCGACCGACCCCGTGTGTAGATACTACGGGGCATTACCGGGAGATATGATGCGCATCGACCGCAGATCGGAGACTTGCGGTATACACACTCTTTATCGAGTCGTCGTCTAGTTCATTCGGACGACGAGCAATAACACGATTAACAACATCATCAAGAGGGTCATCAACAGGACGAGTTTCGTACGAGCGAGACGGTTTGCACTGGATTCAACCCTTTTTTTATGGTTGGCAAAGGGAGTGTATACCTTCTTATGTAGCGCCTTAGAGTGGAGCGCAGCAGAATCAGCAGATTTGGAGGGGACCACCGCCTGATCATTGGGAAGATCTTTCTCAATTTCAACCATCGGTTGTTGTTTTGCCACTCTACGTGTTTGAACTTTATCAGTTTTCGTCGTTGGGTGTTCTGCCGCTATAATAGTTTGTTTTTTTTTACCGGCATTACTTGCGGACTGTTTCTCAATCTGCGAGCCTTTATGTTCTTGGTCGAAATTCACCGTAAAGTACATGTCGTCGTCAGAAATGTTGGTGTCGAGAATCGAATACATGCGTAGATACTCTTAGCTTCGAAATTAAAATTCGAACTCGGTAGTCACTGTGGCGCGTCTCGTCTCAACTTTAAAGAACGTACACATTAGATTGTAGTCGAGCTCTCCGTATTTCATGTCGCATTTTCTGACGTTAGTGATTAAATTATTGGAGGCGTCGTAACAGATCGGCCCACCCTTCATCCACCCGCGTTGATGCATCCATATATATCCGTTCGGTTTGATTCGTTGAAGCTGGCTCCTCGCGGGCTCGGGGGTGGTCGCCAGTAATCGCTTTATGTCCGATTTTCGTAAGTCGGACCTTGCAAACCGTCGAGCAAAATGAAAATCGGTGTGATTATTCGGTGAAAGCATGGCACACATCATGTGAAAACCATCAGGAAGGGGTGTGACGACGGAAACGTTCTTTCGGAGAGGAATGACGTGTTTTTTGTTATCGCACACGATTCGCGACGTTAACTCCTTACAATCCGTGAAGTCGAACGGTTTATCCTTGTAACAACAGTTTTTTCCCGACTGACATTTGTCACCAGGCCTGGCTTTATACACCCTACGATGAAAACCACCGGGTTTTTCCTTCGGTCCCAACGAAAACACATAACAATTCCCGTTCACGCGCGTTGGAATGTCCCACGCGGCGGGATGAATTTGATTTTTCATGTTTGATTTAAATCTATATTTTTAACTCTACGATTACGTCATCGTTCTTTTTTGCGATGACTGGCACGTTGCAATCAAAAATATCCAAGAGAGCCTCCCTGTGTTTGACACTGTCGATGGTTTTCGGCATAATGACATCGAAGGCAACAACGAGATCAGAGGACGATCCATTCTCACCCATCGGTACACCACCCCCCTTGAAATGGAATACTGACTCGTTACCTACGACCACATTCTCAGGTGTGGACAGGTACATCATTTTTCCATTTGGATGTTTGATCTTTCCGCGATAGCCCACCAGAGCTTCGCACAAACTGATACTCGTTTTGAAAATTAGATTCTTGGTCACGAAGTCGATTGTGTAAAACGGATGCTTTGCAATCGTCACCAACATCTGATAGTCGTTTAATTCCGGAATCACGATGATTTGGAACGGAATGATTCCAGGAGGGAGTTCAACCCGAACACCTTGTATCAACAGGCACTTTCCAATGTAAAGCTCTTCTAGTGTCAATTTGATTTCGACACGGACCCTTCGTTTGGGTACAAGATTCACCATGTCGTCGAATATCGTGGTGAAGTTGTTTCTCGACACAGACATATTGCAAATGGCTTCGTAGGCTTCTTGGACGGCTTGAAACTTCTCGACGGACCCTCCTTTGTCAGGATGATGCTCTCTCGCGAGTCGTTTGTAGGCCATCTTCACCACATCCGGTGGTGCGTTCGGGTTCAACCCTAATGTGGCAAACGGCTCCATGCACTACAGAAGAGTCGTCTTTTTAAATATCTTGAACAAACATCAGATTCGATTCGTCTACCTCTTCTTCGTTCGAAAGCTTCAAAGATAATTCACCTTGCTCTAACAGCATTTTTGCTTCGTCGTTAGTGTACACATGAACGATGTCTACTTTGTCGTCTTGAAAATCCCGGACACCAACCAAAACGACATCATCTGTGGATATGCGGTGCACGTACTTCTTTCGCATTCGTCCACAGATGATACCGACGACTTCAGTATCCGTATTGTTCCGTTTCACGAGACATCGGTTGTTCCCAAGCATTTTTAACACTTTGGCATAGTCTTGGTCGATGTCTCGGTACACCAGCGATCGGTCGCGCTCTACAACCGATCCCCTTTTCATACTCTTGTGTGACTTACCACCTGCGCCGCTATTACGCGCCATTCCTATTCTCTACGACGCTATTCGACCTTAATATCGTTCTGGGGACGATTTTGAAGAATTTCCCGGTTATGGTTCAATTCGGATTTTAGGAGGTCGATTTCGGCGCCGTCGATCACCGGTCGGTTGGTGAGAATCGCGTCACCCGAACTCAATGGAAACGACTCTACGATTTCCGTCCGACGAATGAAGCGACTCATCACCAAGTTGCACAAGATCGACGCGAAAAGTGCTCCCAGCGCGACCAAATACCATGGGATGTCAAAGAACATCGCGTTTGTAATCAACGAGACGGCAATCAAGCCGACAGAAATGATAATGTATTTGACGGCGATCATTGTAATTGCGATGAAAATAAGAATGCTATCCAAACGAAATTGTCATGTTAACATTATAAATATGAGTTCCTTTTAGACTCGTCTTTTTCTTCTTCCCATTGACCACCCCTTGTGATTCCATATCCAGTTTTATTTTATGTTTGTGTTCTTGCGCGTATTTCACCACCTTGTTGTCTATCGCCCACCGAAAGAATGTCAATTGCGCCACTGTGGTTTCGAACACACCGTCGTTTGCGTCGATATACAAACGCCCGTGACGACGGAATGGGTCGAACATACGTTTTGAATAGGCCTTGAGCATATTCTTATAATTTTGATGCAGACAAAATGTTTTTCCCGCCACATCATAAACTACATTGTGACTTTTTGAATAATTAGTCACCAACCAATCCACCAGGCGGAGTGATATGTTGTTTGGTGCGTTGGACACAATGTTTCGTAGAATCGTCATTTTTTTTTGATCACTGTAGTATCTTTTTAGGGCAACAAGCAATTTCGTGGACTTGTTGTCCATTGGTTTTCAAGGCTCCACGTGCTCTTAATACTCTTTGGCATATTTTTGCATTAGGTGCTTAGCCATGATGAAGATCACCGACATCACGACCGCGTTGAAAATAACACCGATGATGGATAGTGTGTCTGTCGTGTACATGCTGGGAATACGTTTACGAAGCATAGCCTGAAAACTTGGGAACTGAACCAAAATACATATCAACATCAACAAACCAGTCTCGTGCTGGATGCTAAGCGTCTGACAGTCGGATGCACTGGGTTGTACACCGGCTTGCATGGCTTCGAGTTTCGCGTTTTGATCCGTCAGTGCTTGATTGAAATGCTGTTCTAACATTTGCTGGTTTTTCAACAATTCATCCTGCATCTGAAATTGCACATTGCGCTGCTGATCCTGCTGCTGTTGTTGTTGTTGTTGGTATTGAAGCTGTTGCTGTTGCTGTTGCTGTTGCTGCTGTTGTTCCTGTTGTTCCTGTTGAGAGCCAATTTCAGCCTTCATATTGTGCAGCAGGTCGGAATAATTTGGAACATCAGAAACGGAAGGTTTGTCGTTTGCAATTTGTCCGGTGGCCATAGGTCGGTTTAGATCCGAGATTCGTGTGAAATCACCCATTTAAATTTCAAATACATTCTCTTTTTCGAATTTAAACACAAAATTAGTTTCATGAAACACATGAAACTTTGTTGGTGGTGTTGTCATCAAATAAAAACCACTGTATACCAACTACCGATTTCGGTAGATGAGCGTACCGGCGTATTCAACGGCATCGGACAGTTTTGTGGATTTTCCTGTGTCAAAGCATACAACAACGAAACCAATCACACGGACAACACATACAACTCAAAGATGCTCATTGCTCGTTTGATCCAATCGTCGCAGCCCGACCCGTTGTTGGTGATTCCATGCGCACCCCCACGTGAGTGTTTGATCGCGTTCGGCGGTCATCTGACCATCGACGAGTTTCGAAAGTCCAGAGAAGACCTTCGAATCCGCCTCGCTCCGATCAAACATGTGAGTTACGATATGGACCGATTAAGAACCGTCAAGAGCTCGTCAGTCGGAAGCAAACCAGACGTCTCTTCGTTGAGAGCGGACTGCTCATCCGCGAAGGTCATCAACAACCCTTTGAAAATAAAGAAAAAAGTGTCAGAGTCTAAAATGCCCACTGACTCGGTGTTGTGTATGCTACATAATATGCATGAGTCGGTCCAGTAACATCCAGATCGCAAACACTAGTACGATCAACAAGCTCGTATTGTTGCAATCGTTCACCCCCGGTGGCTTCATGTACTCAATCTGATGATGCATCGCGGGGTCGTGAACCATGAAACGCGTCGAGTTCGGGGTTGAGTTCGGAGAGATCATTTCAACTTTCGGGACGGGTGGAGCACTTTGTCCTTTCACGATAACGGGCTGAATATCTTCCGATCTCTCCGATGGGGTGTTTTCAAAGTACTCGATCAACAACTTAGTAACCAAATTCACCTGTTCGTCAGTGGACATACATTTTAGACGGTCCACCAACTGTTGATTCTTGATTGAAACATCGATTCTGAACGGCTTGAAGGAGTCTATGTTGATAACGTATTCGTCATATGACACACTAGAGTTGTACGCATCTACGGAGGNTTCGTTCCTTGACAGGNCTTTCTTCAANGGTTCTCGATTGGGTTCACTCCAAGCGTCCGACAACGGAGTCAACGACAAGTTCATAGCTAATATATTAACGACAGGTATTTTTTATCCAAGTTAAATCGTTATTGTTTTATCAGCCGAAACCTTTGGTTTTCGGCCTCGACGCCCTTTAGATCCGTTGGTGATGGCACTTTCACTGAACGATATCGTTTTGGTCGGAATGTCGCTTACGTCGCTGTATATCGAGCTTGAAATCACCGACACGCTTGGGCTATGTACCACAACGGGCAAATTGGCTTTTTCACGAGTCGTATCCTCGGTCAGTGGATCCATAAAGGTGGTATTGTTAACGGGTCGGTTGCTCGGTAGCATTGGGGGTGGAATCATCGGAGGAATTGGTGGCGGGATCACGGGTGGAAGAGGCCTAGGAGTCTCGGTAGACGCGCCGTTGAACATTCCCATCACGGAAGACATGTCGAACATCGGCCCCTTCATCTCTTTTTTTTCAGATGGACCCGATGCCGTATTCGGCGACGAAGATTGACGTGGCTGACCGAAATTTGAAGGCACGCCAGCTGCACCGCCTTGAACATTCGACATGGTTTTCATCAAATTGCTAATGATGTCTGGATTAGACTTTGCGATGTCATTTAGATTGGGTAGGTTACCCACCATGCTGTTCGTTAAATGAAACATAAATGCGCTTCCCGTGATGCTCAACAGTAATTCGATTTCAGGCGCCATTTGCACCTTCGACGCGTATTTGTCGTGAAGCCTTTCAAATACGTTGTCGTAGTCGTCCATGTTCTCCATCAACGATTCGGACCAACCGTCAAGTTTGACGTCGAACGGATCGTAGCGCTTGTTCATAAATTCGATTCCAGTGACACACGCCATGAGCATTCGACGAGAAAATTTGATGCTTCCATTCACCTCCATGTCGCGTGTAATTTTGGTATACTCGCGGCGCATTTCGAGCAGGTCAGACGACATGTTGAATTTCTTGGAGATTGGAATTCCCTTCGTCTGCATACGATAAAACTTATACAGCAGGTCTTGTTTTTCATCTTCGACCGTGTTAAACCCGTCACCGGGTTGAATTGGATCGTCGTCATACTCGGGCTCGTTGTAGCCGTAGTCTTCTTCGTGTGGTTGATCGGATAAAGCGTTTTCGCTCATTGGAGGCGATTGGTCGTACCCGAAGGTCTCTTCTTGTTTGGGTGTGTATTGCTTCTCGGGATTACTGAACATATTGAGCATGTCGTCTGGTGGTTTGACACTTGATCGATGCACGGGCACAGGTGCTCGTCGAACTGGAGCGGGACTGTTGTTGGACTGCGAAGAAGTATTTCGTCGAGATACGTTTCGGTACTTGCGAGAATTTAATTCCACGTCAACGTCACCGTCACTGGACGATTCGTAATACACATGGTTGTTGTCATTTTCCTTGGTAACCAGAATTTCATCCATTAACCTGTGTGAACACTAAAATTCTTAAAGCTTTACGCGTTGGTGATGATTTCGAGATTGTTTACGAATGAGTTGTAAAATACGCTACGAAAGTCATCGGGGTTTCTTCCAATATCCATAGCAGAGAAAATCTCAATGTCGTTTTTCTCCCTAAACCGATACATACTCTCCTCGTCCCGTATCGAGTTTAACATATCGACGAACCGCTTGAACCGATTTCTGATTTTAAGAAAATGAATTGAATCGGGTATTATGTCAGTAATGTCTACAAGAAACATCATATACGACCGATTTTTGTACGAACTACAACATAACGCTTTGGTACTGGGCTCCTCAATCAACGCGGCTATATGATGCTTACTCATAATGATACCATCTGTTTCTTCGTAAAATTCTCTGGACGCAGTTTCTGTTGGAGTGGTGTCGGCGTGTTCATATTTACCACCGAAGTCGCTCCAACATTTATACTTTGAGTCCTTGCCTAGTACGAACCGCTTTTCGTTATTGCCGTCTCGAAAGTAAATTAGAATGCCTGCGCTGGTATTCATCTATCATGAGTTGAGGTTTTAATGTTTTGTGGATCAACGAAACCAAGGCAAATCAAAGCGCTGTATGCCGCTTGTTGTTCGGCTTGTTTCTTATTGTGTGCGGAGCCCTGGCCGACGATCAGGTCATTAACGGCCACGTTCACTACAAATTGTTTGCAATGATTTGGTCCAATTTCGGTTTCCACCCTATAGAGTGGTAAACTAACGTTAACGCTTTGCGTATGTCGCATCAGGATGTCTTTGAAATTTTTATCCACCTGTAGTTCTTCCGAGTCTAGATAAGCATGTAACTTGGACAGTATGAATTTTGTCGACATCTCTAACCCTTGGTCGAGGTAGATTGCGCCTACAAGAGATTCGAACAAATCTTCTTGAATTCTGGCGTTGCCGTTCCAACCCTGTCGAATCGCCTTATCATTCATTCGAACGTGGTTGCTCAATCCGATCGCTTCCGCGATTTTCGAAAGGCTCTGACCGCTTACGATTCGCGTTCGCAGTTTAGTCATAAATCCCTCATTCTCATCGGGGTATTTTTCATACAGATACTGTGCGATGACTAAATTGAGAACCGAGTCGCCTATAAACTCCAATCGTTCGTTGGAGCGTTTTGCACCCAGAAGCTTAACAGCAGACTTGTGAACAAAAGCCTCTTGATATAACTTCAAATTTCTAATTCTAAATCTCGTGATGGATTCGATTTCTTGTCGACTACATAAAGTGTCCATTTTCTATTATAATTATAGCATTATACTTAAATTCTTCTACTTCTTCGTTGTTTTTTTAACCTTTTTAACAGTCTCTTTCACAGGAGGCGTGGGTACGGCTACTGTCGCAGCTTCCGGCTTCTGATAATGTTTTTTTAGCAGCCTCTGGATGTTGAAGTAGCTAACCTCCTCGTTGTCGACAGGCTCGAGAAGCGTTTTGAGCTTGTCGTCCAGATCGATGATGCGCTTGTTCTCGGGGCGTTGACAGTTGTGATCTTTGATATACTGCAGCAGTCGTTTGGTAACCTCCGTGCGAGCGAGTTCGGTGTCCGCTGGCACCTCTAGGAATGTGCACAGCTCGGGGGAAAGGTATGCAGGCTTAGCGAAGCCACTAGGCTTCCGCGGGACACGGTCGCACTCGGGAATCATCTCCTTTTTGATCTTTCGTAGCGCTTTCTCTTGTCTGGCTAGTTTGGTTTCTAGAGTCACGATGCGAGCTGTAAGAGAAGCAATCAATTCGTCCATATGTAGTAACCACCTACATAAATATGTTCGATTAAACGCACCTACTCCGCTTGGAACAGAAGGGTCCTTTCGGCAAGGCTACCCGACTCTTTGAGAAAGGTGAAACCCGTTGCAGTGTAATAAGCCTTCCGTTTTTTGTACTGATTGCTGAACGGTCCCCATAAATCCACGATATCCACCACCAGAGGGTCGAACTGTTTCCCGAGGGTTTCTCTAAGTATGCGTCCCACCGCTTGGACGATGCTTGACTTGGGGGTGGCGAGAACGATACAGTCCAATGCAGGAATGTCCAACCCTTCATGTGCGAGCGAAAACGTGCCAACGATTATGTCCTTTGTTTCGCTTTGTTTCAACTGATCGGGTTTCATTCCACCCATATAGAGTCCAACCTCTTTTCCGAGTTGTTGCAAAGTCGTGTGCAACCATGTGCAATGATCCCGTCGATCTGATAGGATCAGAACCTTTCGACCTGGTTCGATTTCGGCGACCGCCTGTAAGATCAGGTCGTTCCTACGATCCATCGTTGTTAACATGGTGATCGCCTCTGACATATTTGCCTTGTCGCAAGTGTTCACCGGAAACGGTTCGTGATGTGATAGCTTTAACGTTTTTACTGTCACGTTCGCCTGATTTTTCCGCTCGGCAAAAAAACCGACGTCACCGAGAAAGTAGTGAATGACATGAGTCAGTCCGTCCTTTCGCTCTAACGTCGCCGACAAACCAAGAACGTACGCGGTATTGAACCTGCCGAAAATGCGAGAAAATGTGCGTGTGCAAATATGATGGGTTTCGTCTATAATAGTGAGTCCAAACTCCGAAAATGTGTCGATGGGATACTCGCGTCCAGACAAGGATTGAAGCATTCCAACCACAACGTCCTTGTTATCCACATCGACGATATCGCCTTGTATTTTCCCGATACGAGCCGAGGGTAAGAATTGTTGGATTTTCTCGACCCACTGATTCATGAGAAACTCCTTGTGAACTATGATGAGGGTTTTACACGCCATTTTTGATAGAACGTAAAGAGCGACTGTCGTTTTCCCATACCCCGTGGGAAGTGAAAGGACACAGCCCGTCTTTGAGTTCAATTCAGAAATGACTGCAGTTGCCGCCGAAATCTGACAAGTACTCTCCTTCAAGTTTCCGACAAAGTCAACCGATATCGCCCCATACAAAGGTAACGAAAGCGTTCGGGTTGATGGTTTGTAAAATCTTGGTACGAACAGACTATTCTTCGAAAGTGAGAAGATTTTGTATTTTATGGTCTTATACTCGTAATCTGACAGTATAGGCGAAATCGTAAGATCAGACAAAATTGTGTGTTTTTCACCCGATGTGATATCGGATAGAGGTATCTTGACGCCATAACGCGTCAAGGGCCTCTCCATTATTTGCACATAAAAGTACGTGTCTTCTTAAACTCGCGAGTTATGTGCAACGGCTATTACGAATTTCACTTGAAACGACATTGCCTTGCATGTTCAGTGTGTTGGTCATTATCTTGACCGCATTCTTCTGTAGGTAGTGGCGATATTCGCTCGAGTTGAGTTTTTTGCTTTCCATGGTGCTCTTGTTCATCACACAACTACTTTCGTAAGAAGTAAAAGCGCGACCGTCGGACATACCGGGAAGAACCATGTGTATATCACCAACGCAGAAAAAAAAATCATTCCCCAATGCACGATAAAAATTGTCGTGCAGCATATCCTTCTATGTATTTTGACATGTCGTCCATTTTGCGTTCTTTGGGTGTTTTAAAGAGGGTTCGATACTCGGTGAATACTCCGACGATAAAGTCATATGCAAAAATCGCCTGCTCGAGGGTTTTTGTGCCGGTGACCACAATGTTACCTGTTCCAAATACGAAAAGCGATATAGATTTGCCTTTCGTTGCAAATTTGAACTCATCTGACTTTTGTAGTTTGACGTTAATTGCTGGATAGGTTTCAGGATTGTACACGGCCATCACGTTGGCAAATGAATTCAAAATACGATTTAAGCTCTGTAAATCAATCGTGTTTTGAACTGAAAAGTTAATGTTCAACATGCCGATGTACGCATCGGCAACTGCAATGTGAGTTGTTTCAAATACAGTGTTCAACCACCCGATGATTTTTGTCAATACGAGATCGCACTCGAAAAAGCTGGTCAATCCGGTGATTTGAAGTTTACCGTTTGAAAACAGCTTAATGGATTTACTCGATATGTCCCGATAATTTAAAGTGATTTGGTTATAAAATGTTTTCTTTTTTTCTGTGCCCATCTTTGTCGGTGGTACTTTGATGTGGACGTTATCATTGTTGAATCCAGCCACAAACTGTTTCAAATCCACGTGGTCGACGTTCAACACGCATATTAACGTTATGGTCGATACGTTCACGTAATGTCCGTTTGTCTTGGCCTTTTCCATGAATGAAAAGTACAGCTTAGCGTACTCCGTCAGGTTCAACCGAGTTCCCATGGCAATGCTTGATTGTTATTCTAACCCGACGAGTTCTTTAAGTGAAGGTTTTCCACGACGCTTCAACGAAATGTGTACGCGAGTGACGATCATATTTCATATGCACTTCGATTGGCTTCAATTGCTCCTGCAAATATGTTTCGATACCGACGATATTCTTCGTCTCGAAAAAACTTACCGGGTTGTACCAACGCGACGGACCACGCAGAAGGAAAACGGTCCGGTATTCATGAGACCATTTTTCGTCCGCTTTACATTCAAACAAACGACATGAGAAATAACCCTTATCGCTCGCGGTGATCATTTTTTCCACACTTTCTGATAGGATACGTGTACCGAGCTCAGCAACACACACTCTCAAGCGCTCGTCACGCGCGTCGGCGTTTTTTTTTCGGTCCAAAACCATCGTTCCATAGTTCATAAGTGACTGTTTTTGAAGTTTAGTATACAATTCATCCATGTACAACGAATCAGACTATATCTTTTTAAATGTGTTGTTTGGAATGGCGTTTACAAAATTCACCCTCCTTCACCTTTGCGTTACAGATATTCCCGTCCATTTTGGTCGCCCTACATTTGACCACGCATTTAGAAATCTTCTCTACACGTGGTTCGACACATGCGTCGACCGGTTGATGGTTGTACTTGTAATCAAGAGAAAAATACTCCTGGTTGGTCAGTAATATCGTCGCTGGGCGGTTTCGCTTTAGGCTGATGTAACGCTCGCGCAATTTCAATCCTGTTTCCATCGCAAGCATTGTACAGGTTGTTGTAATGTTGAACGAGTTTCTTAAAGTAAGTTTTTTTTCCTTGCTTGTCAACAAAAGTCTTGGCGTGCAATCTCTCGAAACCATTTCCGCGGTCACAGTAATGCTCAACCCACACTTCAATACCAACGACCGTCTGCGCACGGAGCTACGCGAGAAACTAAAAAAACAACGAGCTTTGCGTGACAAGGGATCGACAGGAGAGCCCACTGTGAAGGACTCGGAACACAAACAGGACGATCACATCGCCGACTTCAGAAAACAGGGAGAATACGGCGCCAAGAAGAATATCAAGCCATGACGCACGGGTACAAAATCCCAGCAAATCATGGCGCCCAAAGGAACAAGAAAAGCGGGACGCAAGTCATAAACGAAACACGCTTGAAAATCAGATTGCCGTTGACGGGGTCATGCGAAACCACGGTGTATGATCCTTGATCTTATTCAATCGAACATTCAAGCGGGAGGAATACCCGCCTTTTATTCGAATTAACTCTCCGCAACCGGCGAAAGTAGATCACATAGTGGCAGTTCGCGAGTGGTTAGATTGCGCACTGGAAAAGTTAATTGAACTTAACCGTTGTCTTTTATTTACCGTCTAGCGTCCAATGATGGTCACACTCGAGACACATCGCAAACACGGTCATCGGTTCGTCTGCCCCTCGTGTTTGCAACTCGGTGTATCGGGTCTTGTACGTCTTGCACTGATCGCATTTCAGGATCCCGTCATGCTTCTCCTCAGAATCGACCAGCACACTTAGCATCTCACGCTTGCTCTTTGCATCTAGAAAGGGTTGGTATAGCTCCGGCTGTAGCTCCATCGGTTGGGCCATTGCGACATCTTCGAGGCGCAGCTCACCAGATCGAACCAGTTCTTGAATTTTTGGAAGATTTGCCTGAATCATTCGAAACTTTCTCAAATAAAATCGACGGACGCGGATATCGCTCCATCGAAGCTGATCCATGTTGAACTTCGTCAAACAGTTGTGCTTCACGTAGGACAATATTGAAGCCTCGATGCCTCGACTCATCTCCTTGTCCATCAACGTTTGATTGAGTCGATCGAACACGATCGTGCGGGTCTCCATGAGGTTACTCATGGGATTCTTCTTTGTTGGTGTCGTGTGTCGGCTTGCCAAAAGGCTCTGCATGGGACTCTTCATGGTTACTAGCTTATACCCATCGATCCTTAAAGTGAAATTTACATATTGACTTATGACAATGAACATACGATTGTTATACGTGCTGGCTCTGTTTGTATGTTGTGTGGCTTTAACGTGTGTGGCAAGCCGTTTCGCGCAGCCTCGTCGAGATGTCATTTACATATGGCCACTGTGGGGTATCGGGAACCGGTTGAGGACGATTCGCGTGTGTTACGCGCTAGCACAGCATCTGGGAAAGGATGTAATTTTGGTCGAGCATGACGACGAGGGCTTCCAGGGCTCCATGTCTAAATTATTTGGACACCCCTTTGGAAGCGTCTCCAAGTTTCATTTCGAACAAGTAATCTGCCGGACCAAACACATACCGATCTTCGAGTTCAACGAGGAGTGTGCTCTGAACATCGACGTCGCNCAATTAAGTCAGGCTGGCAGTTTTTGTATTAAAGCGTGTGAATTAAAATTGAAAGATGCTTGGCAATTGATGAACGATCGCAGTGTCTACTCGCGACTTCACCTACACACATCCGCCGATACCAAGGAGCTGTTGAATACCGTTCTTCGCACAAACGCGGTCGGGGTGCACGTTCGACAAGGGAACGTGAATGACTGGGAACGAGGGTACTTTTTCAACGACGAGTGGAAAGGCATCCGTGAACGCGACCCAACGAGCGCCCCACTAATGTGCTGCTTCAAAGACGAATCAAAAAACCTATCCGCGTGCACCTCAAATGTGACTCATTTAGAAACGTATGTCAATAAAATGAAGGAATTTCCGGATACAACAACCTTTTTCGTCTGCAGTGATCGTCCAGGTTGTTTACTGTATCTTCACCAGATGTTTCCGAATCGGATTTTGTCAAACCCCCCGTTCATCGAGACGCGTACGATTGACACGACGGTAGGCATGAAAGACTTTGTCTGTTTATCCCATTGTACAAAAATTCTATGCAGCACGATAAGCACGTTTTGCAACGAGGCTTCGCGTGTGCGTGATATTCCAGTGATATTGTGTGGAGCGGAATGAACGGTTCACGATGCCATCGATTCCTTTCGCTCTGTGAGAATCTTATGTACCTCGTCCTGCAAGTTGAGCACCTCGATCTTTTTATAGTTGTCATATTCAGGGTACATGCACACCAAATACATGTCTCGGATCGTCAAGCCATACTTTGCCTCCAATATGTACTTGTAAATGTTCAATTGGAGCGAGTAATGCACGTAATTGCAGTCGTCGTACGCCGACATTGCCCCAGATCCCTTTGAATACTTGTTAGTATACTTGATTTCCTTCGTGCGCTTCCAATCGTAAATCGAATAGGTGTCGTCTTCAAGGTTTCGAAATACCATGTCAATGCTACCTGCCAAATCGTAGTCCTCGATGTACACCTCCCACTCGGTTCGATATGCTTTGACAATATTCTTATGGTCTTGTGCAAACGACAAAAACATATCGAACTCGGGTGTGTCTGGGTGGCTCAGCGGCCAACTGTTATAGTACTCCTCAATGGTCTTATGCATGTACGTGCCGTGGGTACAAGCGTAAATACCACTTTGTTTCCACTGTTCTTTGATTTCTGCCTTCGTTTGACCGTGATACTTGTTTTTATACCACCAAGGAGAGTTCATCATTTTGTCGATGATTGCATCTGCGTCAAACTTCGAAAAGTTTTTGTGTACAAGGGAGGTCACGGATGTGCCAGCGGGTTTGCCGTCGATGAAGTAGATATGCGGTGCTTCGTCAAACACGATATCCTTGTCACGAGCGTGAGCGTTGATTTCGCTTAGCTTTGTCAGCGCCATTCTTATTATGTTTACACACAACAGGGATCTTTAAGTGGTATGATTGTGAATCACGGACCCGCATTACCTGAACCCGATACGGTTTTGAAGATGTGTCTTCAAACCACTCACGCAGATCAAAAACGTATGTATTGGCTCGATCATAATCAGTCATCACTGATGACCGCGTTCGTAAACGCAAACGGGGTGGTTGATAAAGTGTTTCAAACCAATTTCTGGAAATCATTGAAGCTTTCAACAAAAACGATACCGTCTTCGTATCAAATCGTGCAAATACATAAATCCCCACGAAAAGAAACTAAATCCAATGTGGATTACTCGAAGGTGTTTTTCGGTAACAAATGGCATCCCAGCTCCAATTTCAAATTGGAGCATCCACATATATTCGTGGGTCGGGGTGAACACCCGCTTCGTGGAACATGTAAATTTCCGGTGATGAAATCCGACATTACATTGAACACATTCGGAAACAAACTCTTCCACGAACAAGGGTATCGTCGATATGTTCACGAACCAGCCGCGTCTTGGAGCGCACGTTGGTGTGACCCCCTGACCAATCAGTGGAAGTATGTTACCCTTCGGACAGACGAAACCCGGAAGTTTGAGTTGGCTAGAAAACTAAAGCGCAACCTTCACAAAGTTCATGGTGCGAACGAAAAACATGCGTGTCAAAGCGCCGAGTGTCGACAATTGGCCCTTGCGTGTCATTTAATCGAAAAGTTTGGTATTCGGGTGGGAAACGACAAGGGCTCGGTCGTTGGTGCCGACACCGTTGGTTGTTGCACGCTCCAAAAGCAAAAACATGTACGAATTTTGGATCACACTCGCCGCATTGTTGAGCTTGATTTTGATGGCAAAGACTCCGTCCGATTCCACAAGATGTGCTCACTCGACGACGTATATTTCAAAGTATTGAAGCAATTGTTCATTCGCAAAGACCCGCTGCTCTTTGACCTCATCAACCCATCAAAGGTGAACCGATACCTGTCCTCGCTTGTCCCAGGTGTATCGGCCAAGGTATTTCGAACGCTCAAGGCTTCCAACGCGTTCCAAACCACCTTGAAACGAACCAACGACCTGCGTCTGGCGAATCTGAAAGCTGCGCGCGCGTGCAATCATAAAACGAAAACACGAGACAACCTTCAGACATCGCGAAACAACTACATCGATCCTCGAATTTACTACGCTCACATACACGCAAACCCAAAAGCTAAACGAACCAACTGGTTCGTGGACGCCAATTGGGCAAAACAGACAAAAAAGGACTTCATTTTTTGAATACATAGCAAGCATAATATCACAATTCGACAACCACTTTAAGAACGTGCAACTGAATGATAGACAAGCGTCAACTGCAACACACACGATTGTAAACATGACGCTTTCACCAAACATGCGCTCGATCAACTTCAACAAGCACGTGCGAACGTTAATGGACTCCTGGGAAAGAGAACAATCCCAATGGACAGATTTGTTCGAGGCGCTCCACGACGATCGAATTCGGGACAATGTAATCATTGAGCGTAACGCCATCTTATCCGCTAAGATGTGTGAGCTATGTGACTACCTTGGTGCACACTGGGATATCGTTGAGACCTCGCCCAAGCTGAAAGATGCAGTTTATTTTAAGGTGCTTGATATGTGCGACGTCCTACCCGACTTTTTTGAGGAGGGTATGACATTCATCGAGCACATGTACGCGGTGGATGTCTGTGAAACCTAAGGTGAAGAGGTGGACAGTTCTTACGTAATGTACGTTTGTTCATGGAACAGAGGAGGGACACGCTGACACTGAACAAAAACACGAGCATCACAATGAGTACATAGTTGATCCTGTTTTTGTTCGTTATCATCTTCGACTTCATTAATCTTGAAAAACAATTCTATTTTGATTCTACAGTTTATTTTGGCGGTTTTCTAATAGACTCGGTCCGATTAAACCAATTGGTGGTCGACATTGTCTGAATCGATGTGCAATTATGTCATAGCGTCGTTTCGCATGGCTTCCACACGACAGGCACACTACTAATCTATTTATTTAGCTTTAAGTTTATATTCTGGATGCGTGTATGCTACACCCGCAGCTACCATCGTGCACGTGTTCGGAAACATCTTTCCGTCACATCCAAGAACGGGTTTCCAGTCTATGGTACACATCATATCCTCCATTGGAGGTCCGATGCACTTCATATCTCTGCCATCGCGGACGAGCTTGTCGCGGACGGGCTTGTCGCGGACGAGCTTGTCGCGGACGGGCTTGTCGCGGACGGGCTTGTCGCGGACGGGCTTGTCGCGGACGGGCTTGTCGCGGACGGGCTTGTTGCGGACAGGCTTGTTGCGGACAGGCTCGTTGCGGGCAGGCTTATTGCGGACGGCCTTGTCGCGGACGCGCTTGTCGCGGATTGAACGACCAGTTTTTTTATCGGGCTTTGCATATTCAAGGTTTGTAGTTACGAATATCATTACAATACCCGTTAAGACAAACAGTAATAAGAAAATTGCGATTACTGAATTGGATGACTTGATTGGACTACAACCCATGTTAACTTAATAGTTAGAAAAAAAAACAATCTCACGGTATAAATGTTATCAAGTGAAATAATGTATTGTACAAATGAAAAAAAAAGATTATCGAATTCACTCACCGAATATTGCGGTCTGTTTCTTCATTCTCTCAAATGGA